TTAATATCGAGCCAGTTCAAATAACCTCCAGGGCCGGTCGACTTTTGATTCTTTAAAGGAATCAGCCGCTTAGGTCGCCTGTTAGGGACTTTGTCAGAGACAAGTTGCCCCTTGAAGTTAAGATCGTGACCACCCCAAAGATCTACGGGTACCCGAGAAGCAAGTTCTATCCATAGAGGTTCAAGAACCTCATCAAGGATAGTTTGCTCTCCTAGTTGACTCCACTTACGAACAGCGTTCGCAATGTGGATCACATCTAGGAGATTTGTAATCGGCTTTCGCAGATAGAACGGGGTTACATCGCTACCGTTATAGTAGTGACCACCGCACGATTCTCTGAACGCTCCAGTCCAGAACGTTTTGAGCTTATTAGGCTCAAAACCCAGAAAGGAGAGAACATGTAAAACGTCCAAAGTGGCCTCAGAAGGGACGATTATATCGTCACCATAAACAGAGACGATGCCTGAGATGCCTCTATGATAACATACTGCACGTGAAATGCAGTAAAATAGCAATGACTCTAACTCGAAAGTAAAGCCATTGCCCATAGAGCTAAACATCTCATTATCATGTACAAATGAATCCCCGTTTGGAAGGGGGATCCAAGTTCTTAGACTCCGAACAGAGTCCAAGGCTACAAACCAGTGAATCGGCAGAAGCTGAAACACAAGTTCTCGAGACACGGAGTCGCTAGCTGAGGATAAATCCACAGTAGCAATCTCGCCGGTCAGACTTCCGCGTCGAGCTAATGCTCGATTATGGCTCTGATCATTGAGATTTACTCCTTTACGTCTGAGAGAGGCACGGATTTCACGTCCTAAGCCTCGTTGTAGGTACATGTTGCCATCGGGTTCCTTGCAAGCGCAACGATCGATGTCATGGTTCTTCGGAACAGTGAACAAGACGTTGCCGTCCACAACCTCTAACCAAGATAAGGGCAGATGCCCGTCATCTGGTTGAGGATCGCGGAACGACGACCACAATGCACTCCCAGATATTACTTCTGAGAAGTAACAAAGGGCGCGCGTTGTAACGTCTGCTTTGCCGAGGTACTTGAGAGCCGGATGACTCTCTGTACGCCGCCTACTCGTAGAAGCACCACCACTGAACCCCCCGTAAAGGGTGTCCCAAGGTGGCATTTCACCGATGATATCGGAGATAAATCTCCGAACTGTAGAGATGAACGCCTCGTACGTTACACGAGGGAGGATATTAAACTCCCCGGGTACAGTAAGAAGGCGAACATTAGTAGCTTCATTGTTACGTTCCGTTGCGAGCCATTTGTTAATGGCTCTCTGGCGTCGCACCTCTGATGGTGCGGTGTCCATAGAAACGAATTTATCAAGAAAGCTCTCCTGCAGATACTCGTATTTGAAATTACTAGTATCCAGGTTTTCTACAGCATCGATGACAACTGAAGTAAGGTCCTCGGTAATCTCCGAGTTTGCGTCCTTAAGACGCGATCCTCTGGGATTCGTTTTCATGTGGTTCTCCAATCATGATAAGAGGTCCGGCTGAGCCGGTCCCAATTGATGCAAGGGAACTAACGAAACAAATCGAGATGACCCAGCGATGGGTCGACCTCTTCTGCTTCATTAGTAGATTCCTTGCAGCTTCGTTACGCAATCGTTAATCAGAGTCTTCGTAGGGTCGAGGGCAGAAGCCATCAACCCAACTGCGTCCTTCCGTTCCTGCTCGGTGCTTGTAGCATCGAACGAGAATTCGAAAGTCACATACGAAGTCCTGACAACCGTTGGGGTTGAAATCCCATTGATTGTCTGGGTCTGGACGATTGGAAACGTCCCCTTCAACACGACCTTCTTACGGCCGGATGAAGTTGAGGTCAGCGAGCACGTTACCGTGTTATCGCCGATCGGGACTCCCGTGGACTCCACCACAGCCGCCACCCCGGACACAATGTCCCGGGGAGTATAAGTGTGGTTGACAGGAGTAGCGGCCCGGTCTGTTAAGACCAGGTTTGCAAGCTGAGGCATATATTATGCTTTCAGTGAACGAAGCAATGCTAGTGCATCTGCAACGTGTATATACGAGTGGAATGGATCTTTGACATATGGTCTCGGAAGAGGCCAGTCAGAGAACGCCATCCTGTAGAAGTCGAAGACTTCTCCAGTATGCCATTCTGAGGCGGTTTTATGGGTATAATCCCAAGCGCCCCTTTCTAACCGGTACTTACCGGAGGCCACATAAGACTCATATCCACCCAGGAATGTCAATCCTGCTGTACCTGATAACGCTAGAAGAAAGTTACCGACTGGAAGAATCCAATCGATAACAAACGAGTATGGGATTAACTCCCATGCAAGTTCTAGCGGGTCATGGACACCGATGGTTTTGGCGTTCGCGACGAAGTTATCGTCGACGACACCCCAAAGCACGCATTTGTTACGTGTGTTACCATCAAAGGTGAC